CAGATTCTCACGATTGTCCCACATAAAGTCCATGATCAATTGATCTTCCTGATTCTCAAAGTCATAGTCTTTGAACAGACCACCAGTGTCTTGTGAGTCACGATGAACCTGCTTGATACGCAACATACGATCACGCTCAGTATTGATTGTCAGATCAAGATAGTGGCAACGTGACTGAAGTGCATCCACGTGAGCCGCAATCTTGCCACGAGCGGTACTAAAGTTTAAGTTTGTGATGAAGATGACACTACCCTTAAACTCAAATGAGTTGGGAATACCTTCGTCACGCAATTTGCGACTATCAGTGTTCCAGAAAATCTTGCGGCGCTTACCCGAGTCAAGTGCAGCTTTGAGAATATTAAGCGCATCCTCGTCATGGAAGATATCGCAATCATCAAATACAAGTACGTTTTTAGCGTCCGAGAATTTGTATAGAGTAGAGTACAAGCCAAGTGCCGACATAGCACCCTTGACGATTTCGTAGCGGATTTTCTTGCCGCCGAGACGATCAAACAAACTTGACTTTTCAAGTTGAGTTTCAACACCGTGTGATTTGCCGACTCCTGGTGGGCCGGATACGATAAGCGCACGAATGTTTGAGGCGATACACGCCGCGGACATTTCATCAAGAATAGCAAAGCGTGTGCCAATGCGATTCATGGCTTCTTCATCACTTTCGACAACTACGGGTTCTACCGCTTTGACAGGTTGAGCGATGAATGATGACACGCCAACGGGAGCACGACCAGTTTCCAGAATCTCAAAGTCAGATGATTCGATGTAAACTTGCTTGCTTTCTGTGGGCAATGTCCCGTTATTTTTAACTTGAATGCGACCATTACTGGATTCTAGTGGGCGAGCCAATGTGAAAATTTGATTCTCAATAGAGAAGTTTTTGTATGTACCACGAGCAACACGAATTGAAGAAGCCATGAATATCCTTTTGTTTAGTGATTTAATAGTACTATTATAGCGTAAATGTGATTTATTGTCAAGCGTTTTTTGATAGCTTTACAAAGTTTAGTTTAGTGACTGAATCATCATAGTGAGCCTTGACTTTAGCTGTGATATTGTAAGATTTATTTAGTTCGAACAATTCACCGTTTGATGTAGCAAATGATACTGCTAAATTATCTTTAGTAATTCCAGTGACGAAATGGCAGTTATAGTTATTGGAATAGACTTTGCGTACAACTTCAATACCAAGAGATACTTTAGAGTTTATCGCTCCGCAGTATTCGGTCTCGCAATCACGTAGACGTTGATCAACTGAACGAGTGACCATAGAGATACGATGTCCAACGGGCAAATATGCGATCACGCCAATATCACGCTCGGATATCGTCTCTGCTGATGCTACTTCCATTGCTTTTGACTCAAAATCAGTCAGTCGTTTTCCACTCAAAATCTTGAATGTTAGAGCCTGATAGTTAGTGCGTACTAAGTTAGCTTTAGCACGATCTTCTTCTGTAATTTCTAAAGAATTCTTTAGTAAAAGCAACATTAAGGATTTATTAGTGGGTTTAGAGTTTTCACTGGGATAGTCAGAGGTTGATCTGTATTCACCCGCATTGATACGATCTGCCGCACAAGCCGCCGCAAATACGTCTTGAGTGGGATAAGTGATTGGTGCTGTTTTAGATTTTGCCATTTATAGTCTCTAAATCATAATATACAACTATTATAGCACTATGTAGAATAAATGTCAAGAAATATAGTGTTGTATTTCTACAACACTATATTAAGCAATATTTAGATAGAAAAGTCTTCCATTCCAGCTGTTTTTAGCCTGACCAAGTGACCCATCATGAAGTTTTTGCTTTCCAAAGCCTTCATGATACCAAGCCAACGATTGCGTAGCAGTGCTACTTCGTTGATCAGAGTTTCCATGTCAATGACATCTTGCTCTCCATCAACATAGCGTTCTGCGTCTCTACTTGTCAGAGCACGATTATAATTTTCAAGATATTTTTTGAATGTCGTGCTTCGAATCTTTTTGAGTTGAATGTTCAAGAAGTTTAGTACGCTTTCGATTTCCTGCAATTGATTGAATCTTTGCTCAGTAATGCCGGGCAAGGCAGATATGTTTTTCTCCATATTTCCTTTAATATGTGTATCATATTTTGCATCGTTAAGCTCGGATTCATAGTGCTGAATAAAATCAGGCAGTGTCGATAAGTCTCGGATAACTTGTGTGTACCAATTCATTGATTACCAGTTTTCATCGATGTCATCATCATCGTCGTGATCATCAAAAGTATAATCGATTTCATCTTCGTCCTCATCTTCAATCCATGATTCATCATCATCAATGTGAAACTTAAGTGCGTCGATAATATCGCCCTCGCTGCGAAATGCGCGACGAATTTCTTCTGGTGATATATCATGATCAACTAGTAGAGATACAACATTATCAGCGACCTGGGCACGATCACTGCTAATCACGCTTTCTTTAACTGCTGACCACATTTCTGCTAGTAGTGTTAGTTGTGTCATTCTTGATTTTCCTCTGTAATTTCTGTATTTAGCGTTGCAACTTTCTTGCCGAATTCAGACATTACTAGATCAAAAATACCGTTCTCATTCTTAGCCCACTCTTTGCGGAAATACTTATGTACTTCACCATTCAAGTCGGTGTATGTATAACGATTACCCTCTTTCTTGATCATTCCACGTTTTTCAAGTAAGTCAAAGAAGCCACTATATGGATTCATACCAGTTTCGTATGGAATCTGTAACTCAATATCTTCGAATGGCTTGGCATACCGTGTCTTCATGATCTTACAACCGGCACGAATTCCAAGTACATCAGTTACCTTGTTACCGTCTTCGTCCATTTTGAGTTTGAGTTTTTTCATGGCAACTACGATACTTGATGCGTACACGAATCCACTACCACCCGAAATCTTTGGATCAGGTGAGTATGGGTCTTGTGATTCATACGAGTGATTTGTCGCAATGATTCCTACATTACAGCTACCGATCATATTCACGCAGTTTGTCACTAGTGACTTAAGCTGACGTGGTTTGTGGCCCATATCACCCTTCATATTACCAGCGTCAAACTGATCAACTTGAATATCAGTCATCAACATACCAAGCGAGTCGATAACAAACAACACTTTTGGTCTGTCTTCCGTAGCCATGGCTTTGTAGTCTTTCATGAACGTTGAGATTGTTTTACCCACGTCATTGATCATTGCCATGTTGAGTTTCAGTAATTTCTCTTCTGAAGTATCAACACCGAGTGCGTGTAGCCAAGCTTCATCAAGTGCATTCTCGCTGTCAATCAGTACAACAAAAATACCCTGTGCTTGTGCGTTTTTGATAACGTTACCGCTACAGATGTATGATTTTCCAGCACCCGATTCACCAGCAAATACGGTGACTTTGCCAAGTGGAATACCCCGGTTAAAGTCACCCGAAATAAGATAGTTCAAGGCATAGTTGCCTGTAGAGATCCAGTCAGTTGGATCATGAAATCCAATACTCATTCCCTCAATAGACTTAGTAATGTCCTTGCGAAACTTGGACAAGTCAAATGGCTTTTTCATTATAATCCTTTATTCATTAGTTGTTTATTGTACAAGGAAAACTCCTCGGAGTCAAGCAATTCTGGACAACTAATAGCCATACGATCAAAGTCGTGTTCTGTTGGATAGTGTCTAAGTGCTGATCTGGCTCGATCACGAACGATTCCTGGAACTCGTGGAGTTTTTCCAGGATCGCAAAGTTCTTCTAATAGTTTCTTGCCCTGTTTAAGAGCACGATACCTTTCGTCGGGTAGGGTCATTATTATTCTCCAGTTATGAACCAATACCCAGAATGAACCGGGTATTGGGCTGGACCTAGTGATTAGGCAGGCTTGTTCTGACGACTGCGAATCATTGCCAAAATATCATTGGCGTTTGATTTTGCAGCGGGAACTTCAACCTTGTCTTGAGCGGCAGGAGCCTCATCTTCCCATGGTGGGGTTGATTGAGCCTGTGGTGCAGCTTCTGCTACTGGAGCAGGACGTGATGTAGCCACAGGCTTGTACTCAAACTGCTCTTCATCGTCAGCACGAGCGGGAGTTGCAACTTCTAAGCCCCAGGGCTTGTAGTATGCGCCCCACTTCTCTGCGTCATATGGTCGACCATCAACTGATGCTTCAAACATTTCTTTGATGATGCGTTGCTCAGCGTCACTTGGCTTCTTAGGCAAGAAGTCTTTGAGGTTAAACAAACCAAACTGCTCAATAGCGGCTGCTTCTTCAGAAGTCAGTGCTGACTCACGACGAGCAAATGCTGATGTCGAATAGTCTGCGTAATCACCCTTGGTTGTCTTAGAGATGTTGAAGTTTAAGCCACGCTGATAGTCTGTTGGCAATTCCTCGATCTCTGGGTTAGTAAGTGCTGCTTTGATCACGGTGAATACTTGCGGTGTGATTACAAAGCGACGAATTGGATTCTCAGGAGTCACATCGTCTGAGATTGGATTCTGCTTGACAAAACCCTGAAACAAGTATGTACGCTTTTTCCAGTACTTATTGGCAGTCTCAGTTAGACTTTCGTCTTTGTACCAAGTGCGAACTTCTTGAATGATAGGGCAGTTTTCGCCGTACATTTCCATACAGGGTACTTTGACCGTGTATTGTTTGTTGTCGTTAGTTCCCTTGACACCATTGAATGTCAAGTTGATAACAGCCTTTTCAACCCAGAAGAATGAATTGCCTGGATCGGCATCTGGTAGAAAACGTAATTGTGTTGTTTCGCCCGGTTTAATATTCCAGAATGGATATAGGGCTTGATCGTTGGGAGTACGATTTTTTGTGGTTTGACCACGTGTGTCTTGTGCGGCCAATTTGGCTCTGATGTCTGCTAAACTCATTTGTATTTCCTTTATGTAAAATGTAGAGTAATTTACTTCATGTATCAACTAGTGTAATAGGAGGATTCCTATGCAACATGTAGATATTATACACAACTAATATCAGCATGTCAAGAGTATTTATCTTTATTTGGATAGATTGAAAATTTTGTTGGCCGAATTAACGCATTATTGGATATACTTCTATAGCATCGTCAAATCTGGTTCGTGCGGCCCAACCCTGTGCTATTCTATTGGCCTCGCTTTGAGAATTGCCAACTCCACCAAAAGTGTATAGCACTTCGCCAGTGGCGGCACTAACCACCTTCCATTGGCCCGTGAATGTATTTCCGGCGGCCGGGAAATTCTGAGGCTCTGTTTCGACAGGTTGCTGACCCTGACCTCGTATTGCTTCGATATTATCTGATGAACCAAACAGGTCTGGCCGATTTTCTTTAGCCCACTTTATCGCCTCATCAGAATTAAGGAATGTTCCGCCGGATACTAAGGCTTCACCGGTCGTTAGATTTCTGATACGATAGCGAGCACGATCAGCACCAGCTTGATCCGTTGAAACTTTTGCTT